TCTTTTTTTATGCCAAAATTTAAGCATAAGGAGGAATGACCTTATGGCAAAATTCAGATTTTCAGATGAAGCACTGGAACGTATTTTTAGTAAAGAACAGATGGGAAGTGTTCCGCTTAAATATCAATCAATCGTAGTCCATGCCGCAGAGGAAGTTATAGGAGAACTTGGCAATGCTTATGAATTTCAGTCCGTTGGGACTTTTGAACAAGCCGACATATCAGACACTTGATGAAGTTGAAATTGCGAAACAGATAGAATCAATGGAAGAAAGGGAGAACAGCCATGCCGCAGCCGATTATGAATCCGAACTATTTCAATCCGCAGTATAGAACACCTATGTACGGACAGTTTATGCCACAACAGGAGCAATTCCAACCACAGCAGTTTATGCAACAGCCGCAGCAAAACGCAGTACAGATGTACGGTCGTATTGTGCCAGCGCAAGAGTGCATAGCACCGAATGAAGTTCCTATGGATGGCAACACAGCATTCTTCCCCAAACAAGACCTGTCGGAGATCTATGCTAAATCCTGGGGAGCAGATGGGAAAATCTATACAAGGCTCTATAAGCCTGTTTTAGATGCAGAACCTAACAATTTACCGTCTGAAACAGAAAAGGCGAAATTTGACCTATCAGACGAAGCCACAGCGGTATTTATGAAGCGTTTCGATGAACTGGAACAAAAAATTGAGCAGTTGAAATCTTCGCAAACGCAGAAAAAAACTCCACAATCGCAAAGAAAGGATGATGCAGAATGAATATGATGAATCCTATGCAGATGCTTAAGACAATGGGAAATCCTCGACAGTTTATCCAAAATATGATGGGAAACAGTCAGATCATGTCAAACCCTATGGCTAAAAATATAATGGGCATGGCTCAAAAAGGAGATTTTGCCGGAGTAGAGCAGTTAGGAAGAAATATTGCTAAGGAACGTGGTATGGATTTTGATTCCGAATTTGATAAATTCAAGCGTCAATTTCCTATGAAGTAGATACTAAATTCTTGCAAGATTAAGTATAAAAAATCTTATATGGAGGTAAAAAATTATGTTTGAGAGTAACAATACTCCCTTTACCATGCCTGTTATGCCTGCAAACAGTGGATATGGAAACAACGGTGCATGGGGTGACGACGGTGCCTGGTGGATTATTATTTTCGTCCTTTTCTTCGCTTTTGGTGGTTGGGGCGGTAATGGTTGGGGCGGTAATGGCTCTAATTCCAGTTACTACACCGATTCTGCATTGCAAAGAGGGTTCGACACCCAGTCTATCATCGGTAAACTGGACGGAATCAACAACGGTCTTTGTGACGGATTCTACGCTGTAAACAACGGTATGCTTACCGGATTTAATGGCGTAAATACCAACATTTTACAGACTGGCTATGGCATCCAACAGGCTATCAATGCCGACACCGTAGCAGGAATGCAGAATGCTAACGCTTTACAGGCACAGTTAGCGCAGTGCTGCTGCGATACCCGTGAAGCTATCCAGGGTGTAAACTACAATATGGCAACGAATACTTGCGCATTGCAGAACACCATGAATAACAACACTCGTGACATTATCGACAGCCAGAATGCCGGTACAAGAGCAATCCTTGACTACTTATGCCAAGATAAGATCGCTACTCTGCAGGCAGAGAACAACGATCTGCGCAGAGCCGCTTCTCAGGATCGTCAGAATGCTCTTCTCACTACTGCCATGAGTGCACAGACACAGCAAATCATCAACGCTGTGAATCCTGCGCCCATCCCGGCATACCAGGTTCCCAACCCTAACGTATATTACGGATGCGGTTGCAACACTGGTTGCGGATGCTAAAACTGCATATCGAGTAACTTAACCTTAAGGTTATGTCTGCTATGCAGAATTACTGACAACATGGGGCAGACTATATGGTTTGCCCCTTTGATTTTGAAAGAGAGGTACTTTTTATGGCTGAATATACAGCAGTAGCATTACAGACTGTGGCAGCAGGAGCAGACATTGCTTTTACCGAAACTGCCGTGAATGGAAGTGGTTGTATCACTCATAGAGAGGGATCCGGAATTGTGAAGTTAAGAGGTATCACTAATCAGTGCCGGGCAAGATTCCTTGTAAGTTATTCCGGTAACATTCAGATTCCCACTGGTGGAACTGTTGGGGAAATTTCCCTTGCGCTGGCAGTAGACGGAGAACCTTTACAGTCCACAAGAATGATTGTAACTCCGGCAGCAGCAGAGAATTTACAGAATGTTAGTTCACAAGCATATATTGACGTTCCAAGATGCTGTTGTTCAACATTTTCGGTAATGAATACATCAAGTCAGGCAGTAGAGGTTCAGAACTCTAATTTAATCGTTATTAGGCAGGCTTGACAAGTATTCTTTAATAAGTCTTTCCAGTATTGCTGATACAGGAAGGTGTTCTTTGATTGCTTGAATTTTAATCTTTTTCAGTAATTCGCTTTCCATTGTTGTTGTGAATTTGATTTTTGACATTTTAAAACCTCCTTTTTAAGTGTATTTTACCATAAATACGTATTGACGTAAAGTTATAAAATTGATATAATACACGTAAAATGGTATATACGTATGAAGGAGATTGGGAAATGGCTTTTAAGAAAGGAAATACACCATATAATTTTGATGATTTGACAGGAAAAATATTTAACCGCCTGACAGTTGTTGAAAGAGTATATAAGGAGAACACCAAAAAGACATATTGGAAATGTAAGTGTTCTTGTGGAAAAGAAACAATTGTTGAAAGCTCGAAAATCAAAGGTGGATACACCAAGAGTTGCGGATGCCTTAATGAAGAAAACAGAAAGAACCATATAGAAGAATTAACTACACATAAAATGAGCGGTACTAAATTATTTAAAATTTGGTGCTCTATGAGAAAAAGATGCGAAAACGAAAAAGAAACGGCATATATGTGGTATGGCGGCAGAGGCATTAAGGTATGTTCTGAATGGAAAGGTGAAAATGGATTTCAAAATTTTTATAACTGGTCTGTAAAGAATGGCTATAAAAATGGATTATCCATAGATAGAATAGATTTTAACGGAAACTATGAACCATCAAATTGCCGTTGGATTACGCAAAAAGAGCAATGCAACAATACAAGAAGAAACATTTACATTGATTACAATGGAGAGCGAAAAACATTAAGTGAGTTATGTGAAATCCACAATTTGAAATATGGAATTATGTACCATAGGGTTTGCAACTTAGAACTTCCTTTTGAAATTGCTATGAATTTAAGTGGATTTTGCAAAACGTATTACAACGGGAAAGAAGTAGATTTGAGACTAATATCAAGAGATAAAAAGATCGATTATAAAATTTTATTAAAAGAAATATTGGTAAACAAAAAAGATATAGAACAAGTTATATCAGAATATGGAGGTAAATAAATTGGATGTTAAAAGAATGCATGAAATGATTGAAAAACTTTCTGAATGCGCTAAAGCGCAGTTTGACAAAGGAATTGACAAGGTAGATACTTGCGAAATGGGAAAGGTCATCGACATGATGAAAGACTTGTCCGAAGCTATGTACTACCGTGAGTTGACAAAAACCATGCAGGAATATGACCCGGACGAAGTCATGGAAATGTTTGAACGTTACGGTGACGGTGGTAAACGTTTTTACGACCATTACCGCTATGCTGATGGAAGATTTGCACCTAAAGGGCATGGAACGTACCGCAGAGGATATGAGGAACCGCCTTATTATCACATGACACCGGAAATGTATCACCGTGACATGGACAGAGACATGGGAAGAATGTACTACACTGAATCTTCTGCATCTACTGGTCCCATGCGTGATGCAAGAGAGGGTAGAAGCGGCATGAGCCGTAGAGCCTACATGGAAAATAAGGAACTGCACAAAGCTAACACTCCTGCGGACAAGGAAGCAAAAGTGCGTGACCTGAACACCTACATGACGGAATTGGCAACGGATATGTCCGAAATCATCAATGATGCCACACCGGAAGAGAAGTCTGTCCTTAAAAGCAAACTTTCTGCACTGGTAACAAAAATCGGATAACACACATAAGGGGCTTATTTAGCCCCTTTTATGTTGGAGGTGGTAAGATGTTCACGATAAATGGAATTGTTTGGAATTTAAGGCTTGTAGAGCCACACAGCAATATGTTAATGCGCTCTGATAACACATACACGTTTGGAATGACAGACAGAAATACGCAGTGCATTTATATTTCCAACAGAATCAATGGCTCATTCTTTGACCGTGTTCTCTGCCATGAGTTGTGCCATGCATTTGCATTTTCATACAACCTTACCATGCCGATTGAGGTAGAAGAGATTGTTGCAGACTTCCTAGCCACTTATGGAAGAAATGTGTTTACACTGGCTGATGAAATTATCAAAGATTACATGAGAATGCTTGCGTAGTGCTTTTACAAATGCTATAATTAATAGTAACCAAACTATAATTTATACCAGCTGAACAGTAGCAATACTTTTCAGCAAAAGCGCATCAAACATGTATTTTTAAAAGAAGAGTGTCCTTGTCGTGTAGGGCATTCTTTTTTTGCATAGAAAAGACCCCTGTTATGGGGTCTCTTCTTTTGTGCAGTCCTCTAAATCTTTCTGAAGAATTTTAGATGCGAGGTCTGAAAGCTGTTTAAAGTAGGTGATTACTTCGGAATTTCTGCACTTGTAGTTTCCGGTCATTGTAATGTAAATTCTCTTTGCTTCATCAAAATTATACGTTCTTCCCAAAACTTCAAGTAAGTGGTGCATATATTCCTTTGATGTAATGTCGTAGCAACGGCAGATGTAATTAATTTTTCCACGGTTGATGCAAAACCAGTCTGTCTCAATCGGCAATACTGGCTTTTCCTCGATTGCCGTTGTGGGTTGCTGATTCTTTACCGTAAAGTAAGCATTAACAAGAGTCCTTTGAACATTCCAAGCCGTATCATCGTCAAGGCACTTAACAATCATAAGATACCCTGTTTCAGTAAATAAATATGTTCTCATATATGGATTTCCCATTATCTTTGAGTTGGGAGACACCATGTCGTTCAACTCTTTTCTTGTGATTTCAAAGTAATCAACATCTTTTAGAAAATGTTTCCTTTTTCTTTCAAAATGTTTTACGAGCCTTTTCCTATCACATTTATGAACATTGCATATGTCACTAAAACTTACAACCATTTTCCCATGGTATTCTTTGACCGACAACTCTGTACCCTCAACGTTTACCAGTTCCGTCATATGCTACCTCCTAAATCTGTGGAACGTAAGAACCATTCATAATACCGATTGCCAACTTCATTCCCTCTACGGCATAGTAGTTAATAGTTTTCACTTCACATTCTGAAAAAGAATCCATGAGTTCTTCAAAGACATTTTCACTCACGATCTCCTGAAGCTTATCAAAGAACGGCTTAAAATATTCTGATGATTTATCTCCTTTTTCCGCAGTGTTGATAATCTGACTTTCAAATACAATTTCTAAAAATCTGTCCATAATTTTATCTCCTTTTGATTGATTTTCCCAAAAGAAGATGTTAAAATAAATTATCACTTCTTTGGGAGTGGTGTGGAAGAGTAGTCAATGCTTGTCGAGGGCGATTTGATTACTCTTTTTCATTTTCTAAAACACTGTCAATTCCTTTTCTCACAACATCTGTTCTTGTGACATTGTGTTTTTCACAGTACTGATTAAGACGTTCGTTTGTTTTAACATCAATTCTTGCCTTAACCTCTACTGTTTTAGGCTCCAATGCTTTAGGTCTACCTGTGCGTGGTGACATTTTTAACACCTCACTTTCTGTGGCACAATTAAATAATACATAACGTGGCACAAAAAGTCAACACTTTTTTCAAAAAATAAGAGCACCCTTGCGGATGCCCTTAAAATTACTCTATATATAATGGCATAAATTCACATTTGTTGTAACCTCTCCATGAATTCGTACTGTATCCTATTATTTTTCCATAGACAGTTATTTTTTCACCACCGGAATAATCGGTTGCGTTTAATCCATAATCATTAGAAAACAGTACATTGATTTGTTCCCCCATATAGCTTTCAGTACCTTCCCTCAAAACACAGCATTTTAAAAAATTCCGTTGTAAATTATATTCTCCAAACATTTCTTGAATATAATCATAATACATATCTTTTGCTCTTAATTCATAAAGTTCTGACACAAAAAGATTTAGTTTTACATCTTTTCCCTCTAAATCATCTTGGGAGAAAAATATATCATCATAGAATAATTCGACACATGATTCTTTGTAGTCCTCTTCTGATAAAACATTTTCCTCCTCATATTCTCCATAATTTTCATTTTCTATTACATTACTTTCTGATTGCACAACCGTAGGCTCTGTTTCAGAATCTATTTCTTGATTTGTATTTTCTCTTTGATAAGTAGGATAGCTTTCAACTGATTCATCTGGTAATTCAATAGTTTGACTTTCTGTTTCTATTACAGACTCTATACTTACATTATTTGAAACATTTTGATTTTCCTCATTTTGACCACCTAAAAAATATACAAGAATTACAATTGCAGAAAAAATAATCGAAAACCATGAACCGCTGTGATTTTTATTATTTTTATCACCTTTAACAATGTCAATAATGGCTAAAATAATTGCTACTGGAATTGTAAGACCAAGAAGAGTGAACACAACAGATAGTATACTTAATATGCTTTGCTTTTTCTTTTTCTTATTTTGTTGTTCCACAATGTCAATATCAAATTTAGACATACAAGCATCACAATAACCGATACGATGATAAACTGGCAAGCCTTTCTCATCCGTAGCAACTTGTTCCGGAACAACTCTCATTTCTTTACCACACTTGTAGCAATTCATAATATTTCCCCCTTCTAGGTTTTATTAAAAATCTCATTATTTGAGACTTTTTTCGTAAAAAATTTTAATGTGTTTTTTTTGATACCCCGGTGGGTCTGCATTTCCATCCGAAAATCTCGTTTTCAGAGTTTTTTAAAAGAAAAATTTTTCTACAATTTTCGTGCTGAAAAATTTTAATCCCCCCGGGGTAACACTTTTCAAGCTGAAAAATCTGTTTTCAGAGATTTTTCACTAATTTTTTTATGCCGATTCAAGGCATGAAACGCTTGTAAGCTCCTGTGGTGCATCCGGTCACCATGTCGCAGCTTTCGCAAGGTCTCCGACTGCCGAAAGCATGGAATCATACGCAGACCGCAACAGCTCCGCAGATTCCGGAGACATACATTCCCTGGCAGATTCCACATTTAAAACGATTTCCAGCCGTTCCCCAGCATCCGATACACTCTCCATGATGTCATATACATGACCTTTTCCCAATTTTCGCATTTTGGTAAAATCCCCCTTGTAATATTTGATTGTACACCAAGACAGTGCAAGCCGTCAATATGCCTGTGTGCATGATCCGACCGGATCCGGTAGAAGAGCAACGCAAGCAGACCGCCAAACGGAAGCAGATCCAACGGAACACGACAAAAATACGGCTTGCAACCGTCTTTTATCTGTTTTCAAGTTCAAAAATTGCCCACCGAATGGCGGCGGCTGTCTCCGTGTCTTTCTCTCGCTCCGCACGCTCTAACAGCTTGTAAAGTCTTTCAAGGTTCTTTTCTTTCATCTTGGCAACCTCCTATTTTTAATTTTTGGGCATATTCCACCCATAAAACCGCCGCCGGTAGTGATCCGGCGGGCATCCTCTGCGGCGGCTATTGTTCGCAGTTTATATCTGCAAGCTCTTTGCGTACTTTCTTGATCTCTGCAAGGTATACCGGGTTATCTTTGCAGGCTTCGAGGTTGTCCAGTCGTCTTATTAGTTCTTCTTTTCTGCGTTCGTTTTCGCTCATGGCGTAATACCTCCATATTTTTAATTTTTCCCGGTTATCCGGGTAAAAGCAAGACCGGGACTCGATCCCGGTTGTAAGCCTGTCTTACTTGCTTAATTACGCTATTTTTTCAACTTTTCGTCTTTTCTTTTCGTTTTCTTCCCTTGTTATACTGGAATCATCAAAAACAACATTGTAACCGCTATTTTTTAATGATTTTGCCATCTTGTAAGGGTTAATTTTTGGAAAGCTACAAACGTATTCTATAACGTTCATTCTTATATACCCGTTATTGTTCCCGAGTTTTTCAAGGTCTTTTTTGTACAGATTAAACATTCTTTTTTCTTTTTCCTGTGCTGTTTCTTTTTTCATACTATTAACCGTCCTTTCTATGCGTTTACTTCTTTTCTCAAAATCTCGATAACTTCTTTCGTGGTGTGTTCTCTGTACCACTTCCAAGGCTTTTTATAAGCTCTTGCGAGTGCAAAATCTTCTTGATTTTTCAATAAATAATCCCTAACTTTCAAAAATGCTTTTTGAGCTTCTTCTAATTTTGTCATAAAATCAACCATCCTTTCATTTGTGCCCTGTCTCATCGGTGCAGGTGGGGCAGTTCCTGCAGACCGCCGGGAGTGGCGGTTTCGACTATTCGCAAATTCTGCGGAAAATTTCAATTGTGAGTTCTGCGGCAGCTCTTTTTCTGTTGCTCCAGTATCCGCGGCGTTTACTTTTCAATGCTTTTTCTGCCTGCTTGAGATTTCCAACGCCACAATGTGCCGCCTTGGTAAGTCTACCCCATTCTTCCGGAGAAACTTTTATAGCTTTAAGCGTTGCGGGATTTATGTCAAAATTTTCTTTGCTCCATGGGTACAAATTTTGACAAAATGGAATATATTCATGCGTCCCCATGTTTTCGCCAATATTCCAAACGAAAAAGCCAGCCGGGATTTTCTCAACGATTTCGAAAACGTCCGTTTTTTCGCAGAGTGTAGAAGTACTATAGATTTTATTATTTTCAAATTTTAATGTTGTCATGTTTTCCCTTTCTGGTCTGCCATCATCAGAGCCGGGAGACCATCCCACGGCTGACGCCCCAGGGCGGAGCGTTTCGGCTTAAATAATTTTTGCATAGAATTCAGAAACTTTCTGGATTCTGTCGGCATTCTCGCAGTTTTCAAGATCTGCCAGCCGGATTATAAAAAATCTATCCTTTGTGTTCTTTGGTAAGCAGTTATTTATAAAATCTTCTGCGTTGTCTGGATGGGAGAAAGTAGCGGTAATAATTACTTTTGTTTTTCTGTCGTCCTGTGTGTTCTTGTCGATCTTGTAAGCTACCGCCCAAGGGCAATCATTAAATGTTATATTCTGCATGCTGGATACCTCACTTTATTTTTGGGTGCCGGTGTTCGCTTGGTAGGTGGTCACCGGCTTTTTTATTTGTTGATATTATAATAGCAAATGCAAGGCACAAAAACAATAGGCAAAATAGACAAAATGCAAGGCACAAAATATAGAAATATTTATGGAAAGTGTATAAGGCACAAAAAATATTGCTTAAGATGATAATAAGCACGATTTGTTGTTGACATATAAGGCACAAAACTATATAATATAATCATACTTATATATAGGAGGCATCCAAAATGGAGACAAAAACTACAGAAGCAAAACGAAAAGCCATTTATAAATACGATGACAAGTTCGAGCGGATCAACTGCCGGCTTGCGAAAGGCACTAAAGACCGCATAAAGGCGCTAAAATATAGCGCAAATGACTTTATAAAATTAGCAGTAGCGGAAAAGTTGGAGAGAGAAGAAAAAATTTTGAAATAAGGCACAAAAATATATTGACATATAAGGCACATAATGTTATAGTGATATCACGATATCAAACAAGTGATATCACACTAATGATATCACACAAATGATATCATAAAAAACTAATGATATCACATTAATGATATCACAAGAAAAGGAGGTGCTAAAATGTCGGAAACATTTAACCAAATGATTAGATTCCCGAAAGACCTAGAACCGCAGATCAAAGCGCAGGCAGAAAAGAACGGTGTAAGTGTAAACCAGTTTGTTATAGGTGCCGTGATCACAGCATTGCAACCAGTACAACCGCAGACAGTGACAGAGCAACCGAAAGAAACGCCCGTGACAGGCTTTAGAAGCCCCTTAAACGAGAAAATCGCACTCATGCAGGCAAATGAACGGCTACACGCTTTACAAGCCAAAACAGCGGCAGAAAGAGCCGCTAGAGAGCACGGAGAAGTTGCACCAGTCGTTAAACATCCTCCGAAATGGGCGGGCTTACCCGGACAGCGGCCAGACGAAAGTAATGTTGAATGGGTAGAACGCAAGCGGAAAGAAGCGGAAGAAATTTACAAGCAAGGCATGGAGCGAATACAGAGAGAAAAGGAGATGAACTCATGACAGGCACACCGGAGCAGATCACAGCAAAGAAAGCCGCCCGGATCCGCTCAAACGTCCGGCAGTTCTTCCGGTACTACCGGGAGCAACTGGAAAACGTGGAATCCGAACGGCTGAAAGAATTTAACCGGGCAGAACTCCAAGCACTGGAAACAGTACAAGCGGAAACACTCCAAGCACTGGGGAGCATGACAGATTATGAGTTATTGACCAACAAAACCGCATACGGTGACAGGGCATTAATTGACCGGATCACAGCGAGAGCGGAACGGATCAGAAGAACAAGTAAACAAATAGCTTAAAAGAAAGGTTAAAAGGTGGAAATTATGCAGAAGATAGAAATTTATTGTAATTACGGAGTTTTAGCAGCAGAAAAGAGAAATGTTTATACTTACGGCGGAGAACACCAACACGCAACCTGCAGCGATCGCATGACTGTTATAGTTCCGGACGAATGGAAATTATATAAAAATACTTTTGGTGCTACTATGGTTGAAGCCCCCTGGGGCGAATGCTACGAGATTAACGAAGTACTTCAGGGGAACGAAAAGCCTTGTTTTTATGCGCTAGATAGAGAAATGAAAGGGCATAGGGCATATTTGGAAGAAGTAAACGAATAAAAAATAACAGGCGGAGCCGAAAAGCTCCGCTTTTATGTTGGAGGTTAAAAAAATTAAGCAGGTGTAACAGCCTGCTTTTCTTGATCTATTTTCACTGCGTTGTTTTAACGTGCTAAATTTTGTAGACAAATTGTAGACAAATTGTAGACGCAGATTAAATAAAAGGAGATTAGATAAAATAAAGGTTAGATAAAATAAAAATAAATAAGTGCAGAAAGACATTTTATAACCAAGTATATATAAATACTAGAGCCGACCGGCTTCCACCATATACCCATATGCAAAAATCACCTATCTGTCTGTTTAAAAATCCCATTTATCAAATTTAACCGGATGATATTTTTTAATTACATGATTTTTTATTGCTCAGGATCAGCGGCAGACCTACCACAGTAACAAATTGTCAAATGCGTAAAAGGTTGTAATATTATGTTGTGGATTTTTTAATAGTCCTTGTGTTATGATAAAAGCAGTTAGGGAGCCGACGTTAACACGGTGCGAGTGACAGCGGTGCAAATCCAACCCCCTCTGGATATGCATCCGCCCAGATTGTAACCAAGACCACCGGAGCCGACAGACCGGAACCGATCAGAAGTCACTAGCTGATCACTTTTGTAAATTTATGTTTTGCCTGATCTGTGGAGGAGATTAAAAAAACATGGGTTTATTAAGTGATGCTTAGTGATTTTTTTATTGCAGATTTTTAGGAGGTGCAGAGCGGTGCAGGACGTCAGAGAGATTCCAAACATTGACGAGATTAAAAAAAATATCCGTAAATACTTTGACGATTATTGTGCAGCTTATGGCATCGATGACATGAGATCACAACGGCAACCGGTTTTTAATGGTGCCATGCAATATATATATAATAATTATATAAGACCTAGTAATGTATTAAAAGATATACCCCAAAACGTAGTGGATAATAGTATCAACCAAATGCTAACTAACTACAATGCGTACAACATAGATCTGTTGTATGAGGTTTATTTATATCTTAGGGAGTTAGCTAATGCTTATGATATGACTGCTACAGCTGATACATTTAAGATATTAACAGGGATATCTAAACAGGCTTTAAGTGCCTGGAGGACTAAATCAAGTACATCGAGCATGGACGAGGTCAGAAAAGCTTTTGTAAATTGGTTAGATGATGCAGATTGTGATCAGCTTGTTGCTTTTAATCTGCGGAATGCGCTGGGAGCAACGGAACGATTAAACAACGACCACGGGCGGAAACAGACCACACAGCAAGAGATTGTGCACAAGATAACCAGGACAGCCGACCAGCTCCCACGATTAGACACAGATTTTGGACAAAATAAATCAATGTTGACCGATTCCGGAGCGTATGACGATAGCAACGTAGATGCGAATGAGTAGCAACAACTTTAGAAACGTGCAGAAATATGGGATAGTTAAGGATGTATCAATAAAGACTGCGCGAAGCACGAATTTTGCGCATAGTTGAAATATGTTGGTGATGATGGGGGAGGGGGTTTATAGAAATTCGGAAACCCGCCCTACTAAGTACAGTAAACTACCCAAAAAATAAAAAGGCTTCGACAGGAGGTGATACTAACATGGAGTTATCTTACACACAAAACAAATTGCAATTTAACAGACCGTCATTTAAGGACGAACTTAAAGATAAGCTTGGAACAGTTTGCTGTAACTGTGGAAGTAATTTGGATGTAGAGTATCACCATGTAGTTCCTTTGGCATTGGGAGGAACAAACAATATAGGGAACATTGTACCTCTTTGCCATGTTTGCCATCAAATTGCACATGGATCATTAAACATAAGGGTCATAAAAAGAGCGGAGAAAACAGGAAGACCTAAAATGTTGCCGGTATCAAACTATTTAGAAATTTTAGAGGAGTACAAAACTGGAAAGATAGGCAAGAAAGAATGTGAGCAAAAACTAAACATTTCCGGTGGAAACAAGCTATCTGACAAGTGGTACTACAAAGAATACCTGAGAGACAATCACATCAAGGTTATAAAGAACCGAGTAGATATGCTTAGTATTCCAAAGTGCCAGAAAGTGGATCATTCTGCAGAACCGATTGCAAGAGTTATTTATGATGACGGACGGGAAGAAAAGTTTTACAGAGAATGTGGATGATTTTTAAAAAATTCTCAAAAATAAAAAAGCCTTTTAGGAGGTACAGCACATGATTTTCATTTACATAGTTTTAGCATGGATACTGGTTCAATTGCATGCTCCTGCATGGGTATATATCCTGTTCATCATCGGAGTATTTTTAAGAGCAGTAGTCACTGGTAGAGATTAAGCGTATGCAGATATTTGGGAAAGAGATAAAAGACGAATGTTCAAAATGCGGTGAAGTCCTGCAATGCGAATTGTTTCTGCAAGGTCACGGAATCAAAAGAGACCGTGAGAACGTTACAGAAATGGTTAGCTGTCAGATGAAGCACCAAAAGAGCAGACTTGATAAAGAGCCTAAAGAAGATTTGCCAGTTAAGGAGAAATGTGAATTGCCACCGGAGATTAAAGAGATCTACACAGAAGTTTGGAAAATCCATAAAGAGTGCGCTAATCCGAAAACGGATGATGACTGGTCGTATCTTATCCGGCAAGGCAATCTGCTGATTAAAATGCACAACAATAGCCAGTTTGCTAAAGCACTGGTAATGGCAATGATTGATGAAATTGAAGAAAGGAAGAAGAAAAAATGAAAAAGATAATCAGGAAATTCTTAAAAGTATGTTCTTCAACAGCATTACTTACTATTTGCGGAAGTTGTTTTCAGATTGCAAGGGATTCTAGTGCAGATACAATTTCGAGAGTGCTGTGCATTGCGTTCGGACTGATATTTATGATTGCAAATTACTTTGTGTGGGAGGTAGAGTTAACATGATTTTATTCATAATTTTGAAAATCGTGACAACCGCAGTAATGGCGTTTTTCGCAATAGCAAGTGCATTTGATGCTCCTAAACAGAAAAAAGCATCAGACGGAGTTATTTTATTTGCGTTCGCAATGTTCCTTGCATTTGGAATAACTTTCGCGTGGGTATAGCCTATGTGGTTACCGGAGATTATGCGAATTATCCCATATCACAATTTTGAATGGGTTAAATTCATAAAGCCATTGTTATTGCCGAATATCCGGTGTTGTGTTGGCATTGGATATGTGGCAGAGAAATCAAGGCATCAAGAGTGTATGTAGCCTGTGTGTGGGAAACGAAAAATGGAATAATGCGTTTGACAACACAAAGTTTTTCAAAGTACCGTACACAGGCGTGACAATTTTTTTTAGATAAAGATAGGGTGTTTCACAAAAATAATCCGGGAGCAGATGGTCTCTCTCCCGGAGTTTAGGGCTATCGCCAAGCGGTAAGGCACAGCACTTTGACTGCTGCATCCCAGGTCCGAATCCTGGTAGTCCTGTTTCGCAGATGTTTTCTTCTTTCGGTCTTTGCCATCTGCGAATTGTCTTCCATACTTTTCCATTGGAGACACTCCTTTCACCTCATAGCGGAATGCTGTTAAGAGCCGTCACAAGGCTCGTGAGGGTTTAACCGGTTTATGATAGCCCGGTTTTTGCGGAATACCGTTGTAGGTTTTAATCCGTGGGTTGTCAGTAAAGACATTAAAATCCCGCACAGCCATTGCGGACATAAAATTGGCGTAGGTGGTTGGGTCGCTCCCAACTAGCAGGTAACTGGCGGATGCCCTGCGAAAATAAAAATAGCCATAAGTGTTGCGCTGCGTCAGCGCCTTAAATGTAGGCATACAGCTTATGGAAACGCACATTGGGATGTAGCGCAGTTGGCGAGAGCGGCTGTCTTATACACAGTATGTCATGGGTTCAAGTCCCATCATCCCAATAGGTGTTGTTGCAAGTACACTCCGAGTATGCTTATTACAGAAGCATAGGGGATAAATACACCGGTTAATGTTTTATCTCATGGGAACTTGATAGAGCCGCTTGCGGCTGACTAAAAGATCCTTGGGTGGTGATAACCAAGTAAAAAACCACCGATACGCAGATATGGTGTAATGGTAACACAGTAGCTTGCTAAGCTATCCAGCAGAAATGCTGTCAAGGTTCGAGTCCTTGTATCTGCGCTAAACTTACGACAATCAACCTGGGAAAAGGTTTGCCGTAAGCGGTATAGAAAGTCCGCATGAGATTGTACAAAGTAGTGGCAAAAGCAATTTCGGATATAGCAGTTCCACTACACTGCTATATTCGCCGTATGTCCGGGTGGTGAGGGAGCGGTCTTGAAAACCGTTGGCTGTAAAAGGCTTGCAGGTTCAAATCCTGTGTACGGCGTTTATCTTTATCTCCACTTAGTCTGGTACTACTGCAATAGTTCAGGTCGATGGGAGATGTATGGATAGTAGTTGCTCATTATCGGTCAACGAAAAACACTTCTGCGAGTAGAATTTGCAGATTCAAAAGTAGTCGTACCTTGTTTGGGTCGGGTGGGTTCGACTCCCACGGCAACTATTCCCTAGCTAAAACGTAAGCCACATATGTTTAGCGAAAACCAAGCCTATGAAGTAGATAACAGACAAGACTGTGAGATTGTGGATAGTCAGTGACAAGTAGGCGGTGCACATTTGGTTATGGCAAGCGAAAGCCATAAAAGGTTTTACGGTGCGATTCCCATGTATAGTTTCAGTGGTAGAACAGCATCCGCATAGGATGTGTGTCGGCGGTTCGATTCCGTCTGCATGGGTTACGGAGGAATTTTTCATGAATGGATTTCACTTAATTCTTCGAGAAGATTGTTGTTCGTATTGCAAAGATTTTGAACCGAAGCTGATACAAGCGAATATAACAACAGTATCTGACAAAACCGAAAGATGCTTAAACAACATTACTTGCGAAAATCTTGATAAATGTGAACGGTTAATAGAAAGGTTGAAAAATAAGCATGTGTAAATTTTGTAAAAACTGGCATGACGAAAATACAATCTGCGGAGCAGATATTAAAATTTATAAATGTGCGAATGAAACAAATTTGACAGAAGCACAGATTTTGAAAAATGTCAGAGACAATAAACCTGGTATTGTTATTTTTGCAAATGCAGCAGCTATGGGATATTTTAAAATTGAGTTTTGCCCCATGTGCGGCAGAAAGTTGTTGGAGTAATGAATCTTGCAGAAGCAAAAGAAAAGTTTTATCCAGAATACAAATACGCACTTGTTAATGTCAAAAGCAACAAACCACATTCACTTTATGTTGATAGAAAAACAGCCGAAGAAGAAAGATGTGATTTATGGAAATGTTATGGTACTGTGCTAATTGTTATTGATTTGTCAGAGGTGGAAGAATGAGCATGACAGCAGTAATTGAAAATATAGAACGTGATGTGTTTCGACAGGTCACACCTAAAAACATCGGGAATATTGAAAATGTAAAAATTGAATGTACAACACTGGGAGAAGACCCGATTGTCGTGGCAGATACAAAGAAAGACGAGGAAGATTTGAAAAAATGTTTTTATGTAAAACTGTCCGAGCATCGTTGTAGCAAATGCAATCGCCTTTTAGGTAAATTCAACGGACAGGCTGAAATCAAATGCCCGAAATGTGGGAAAATCAATAGAATCGGAGTAGAACGATGAAATTTTGTTTCGGAGATATTGTTGTTGTCGAGGAAAATCAGATAGGTGTTGTGGTTAAAAGTTGGTGCAAATCACTCTTAGGAGCAGAAGCAAGTCATGATGTGTATGTGAGAACGACAGGACAGATTGTAAATTACCCGGAATCGCAGATACAGAGGTATATGGTACGCCATAAATATCTTGATGAACAGGAAGTCGAGTGGAACAATAATGCCGTATATGGCAGATAAATATAGCATTTCAGAGCACCAGTCGTAGAGTGCCTACGCAGAGAGCCAAATTTCCAAAATGTAAGGAAAGGAGGCTCTTTTATATTGGCAAGTCAGAGCCTTATATCGGCAGTAAACAGCTATGACAATTACATACAGCGAAAGGGAATTGATGAACAGGTCATTGATGCGTACATAGATGCTTTGGCAGTTGCTTTTCGGTCAGAACATGACATTGAATACGGATTACAGCAATCAGCAAAAGTAAAAACATACATTGCACAATATGTCAAGGATAAGACCGGCGGCAGAGTTGCAGAGCTGGAAGTTTACGCAGGGGATAACAATACTTCATACAAGGTTTTGGAACAATTTTACAGTGCTCTCATGTATGAATCTGCTTATCTTGTGGATAGCTTTTTCTATTACATCGAAATTGATGAAAAAGATCCGTGGAAGAGGTTCTATTTTCCGAGAAGACAGGTTCTAAAGCCGGTAGTCGGAGCATATCAAGAGATTTACGATGGAAAACTGGATTTTCTATCAGTTTCACAGCCAAAACGTACTGGTAAGACCACTGGTGGACTGAAACTGGCACAGATGATGGGCGGCAGAGACCCGGACGGAAGCATTTTCGGTGTAGGAAAAGGTGAAGGACTGGTAAAGAGGTTCTACGGTGGTCTTTTACAAGGATTTGAGACTGAAAGTACATATCAGCGGTTTTTAAGTGTTTTTCCGGAAGCTACAAAAATAAGCAAAGATGGATACAAGAGTGCAGAGAATCTGTCCATAGACCTTAAAAGTAAGAATATCTTTCCAACATTTACTTGCCGACCTATTGATGGCGCAATCGTAGGTTGTACCGAAGCAAATGTGCTTGTCTATATTGATGACTGCGTAAAGAATCACGAGGAAGCAAGAAACCGTGATAGATTAGAGTTCCTGTGTGAAAAGGTCACAGATGACGTTTTAGGGCGTAGATTAGAGGGCACCCCCATTATTATCCAAGGAACAAAATACAGCTTGTATGACCCTATTACAGCACTACAGAATAAGGCTGATGAATTGGGGTGGAGATGGAGAGAAGTTGCAATTCCGGCACTTGATCCGGTCACGGACGAAAGTAACTGGGAAATTTACCGAAAGGACAAGCAAGGTCTTAGAAAAATATTCACTACGGACTATTACCGGAAAGAAAGAAAACTTGTTTCCGAAGAAACCTGGGCGGCAGAGTTCCAACAAGAGCCATACGAAGCAAAGGGAAGAATGTTCTCTGAAAGTGAGTTAAATTATTTTGAGGAACTTCCAGTTGACAGAGATCCGGATGCAATCATGGCGGCTTGCGATAGTGCCGACAAGGGAGAAGATAGCTGCGCTATGCCAGTCGGATATGTGTACGGTAACGAGGTATATATCGTTGATGTAGTATTTGATAATGCAGGAACACAGTTCACAAAGCCTGAATGCGCAAATATGCTTATTAAGCACAATGTTAAAACAGTCACTTTTGAGAGCAACAGTGCCGGAGAATATTTCGGTCGTGATGTTATGGACATTGTAAAGTCGCAGGGCGGCAGATGTAGCGCAAGGTTCAAATTTAACTGTTCAAACAAAATTACGAGAATGGAAAATGCAAGAGATAATGTAATTCGTGATTACTATTTTCGTGATTTCAAGAAAATGGACAGGCAGAGCCAGTACTACAAATTCATGAAGGAATTAACCACTATGACACGTAGCGGAAAAGTAAAACACGATGATGCGCCGGATAGCATTGCACTGTTTGAAAATGAGATGCGTAGCGGATACATAAAGCCAACAGTAATTTTGCCAAGCCCTATATAGGAGGTAAATCAAATGGTGACCAAAGAGGTTTTGTCTCAATACATAGATTTACAGGAAGAAATCAAAGAAGTACAGCAGAAGATTAAAAAACTTGAATCTGATATCAGAAAAATTGAATCTGAGGGGAATGTGGTTGACAGTGTATCGGGTGGATGCGGCGGAACTGAACATTTTCGTATTGAAGGATTCCCTTATCCAGAGTACAGCAGAAAACGAACGTTGCTTTATTCCAGAAAAGCTACTTTACAGCTTTTAGAGGACGATTTACTGCAAAAAAATAATGAAGTCGAAGAATTTATTGCAAGCGTTCAGGACAGTCGTATAAGACGAATCATAAATTTACGTTTTGTTGAAAAATTATCATGGAACAAGGTTGCTGATAGAATCGGTGGTGGAAACACAGAGGATAGCGTAAGAAAAGCATTCGATCGTTACATGGCAAATTAAAATAATACGGAGGTATAAACAATGCAAATTATTAAAGAAATAGTGTTAATTGTGCTGTGCCATTTAGTGGGAGATTATGTATTACAATGTGACTTTATTGCATCAACGAAAGGAAAAAATTGGTATCATTTATTTGTACATTGTGCATTGTATTGTGTCCCATTTCTAGTAGTATTTGGCTGGACATGGCAGTTGGCAGTAATCTTTATTTCGCATCTGATTATTGACCCTTTAAAGGCTAGATGGAATAAGATTACATACACGCAAGACCAAGTTTTACATTATTTGGTTGGATTATTATATTTAATCTGAACAAACTTGTCCGATATGTCCGATTTTTCCGTGATACTATTAAGATGCAGAAAGATTCCAAGATATTTTTCATTTCCTCCTCAGATCATGTGAAGACTACAGAAGTACCGCTCTTATCAGCAAGGGCGGTATTTTTGTGCGCAGAAAAGAGGTATTTATGATTTTTAACCAAAAAATTAGAGTGTACTGTCCTGGATGCGGACGGTTGGTCGGTGAATGCAGTGCAAAATCGCATATCGACAAGACATATAAGTGCCGGAATTGCAATAAGATGGTTGTTTACCATACGGAGACCGGAGAACGTGAGATTAAGAAACTTCCCAAAAGAGACCAGAGCAGCGGAATGACATTTATGTAGGTGATAAAAATGCAAACTGGAAGAATTGTACTTTATACGGATGTAGAAGAAATTACATACAAAAATGTCATTGATGTTTTGAGGAATGTCATGACAGACCATAGGGTAAATGCAGCAAGAATTAGATACCTCATGGAGTATGATGAAGGAAATCAGCCACTTAAAAGAAAAAAGAAAGTAAGAACAGACATTGATTGCCATTGCGTAGATAATGTGGCAAATGAGATAACGGAATTTTGGAGTTCATTCGGCTTCGGGAATCCTATTACGTTGGTTCAGACTGGAGATGCAGAGGATAAAGAGATTGCAGAGGGAGTAAAAAACATTAATAAGCAATACAATCTTGTAAAAATCAAAACAAAAACACAAGAAATTGCAAGACCTATGTTAATAGGTGCTATTTGCAATGTTTTAATCGACGTAAATACAGAATGGAAACCTGGGAAAGCATATTTTACATATGATGTACTTAATCCAATGACTTCATTTGTTATCAAGTCAAGCTATTACGCAGATCGAAGAACAATGCTTGGAGTAACATTCCGGCATGATAAAAACAGCGGAAGTACATACTACACTTGTTACAGTAAAGACAGCAGATACGAAATTAGGGATATGAACAAAATCATCAATGGCGATGCTGTTGAAGATGATGCTAATAAATGGAAACACGAAGAAAGAAGCGGAGAAAAAAATCCTTTAGGAGTTGTCCCTATTGTTGAGTATTTCCGGTCTTATGATCGTATGGGAGTGTGGGAGCGACAAATTTCCGAAATGGATAATTTGAATCTTATGATTTCGGATTTCTCCAATGATGTCGACCAGAATACACAAGCTATATGGCACACAAATGATGTTGATTTTCCTGTTGTTGAAGAAAAAAACGAAGATGGCACAGTTACAGAAAGCGTAAGAAAGCCAAAATCTGGCGAATGGATGCAAACATATACGGCATCCGATGGAAAAACACCTATTGTAGAAGCACTTGCTGTTGATTATGACTACGAAGGAATGCTTAACAATATACAGGTACGGAGACAAACAATCTTGCAAAAGTGCAATGTACCGCAAAGAAATGATAATTCTGGTGGCAGTACTGGTGTCGCAATGAGTGATGCTACAGGGTGGAGCCATGCAGAAGCAGCGGCATCAAAACAGCAGATGATTATTGATTCGTGCAAAATGGAAGAGGTTGAGGTTGTGTTAGCAGCTATCAATGCATCTTCCTATGTTCCGCAAGATGATCCAATGAGAAAACTTACAATAGCTGATTTAGAGCCAAACATCAAGCGACAAAAAACGTACGAAATGTCAACAAAAGTCAATGCAATGGCTACTATGCTCAGTCATGGATTTAGTCTTGAAGATACTACTGATTCCATCCCGTTTTTCGATGATCCAAGCAAGGTATGCAGCAGAAGTGGAGAAGGAGTTCGCAAATACCAAGAAACTATTTATAAAACAAATAGTCAAAATGCTGGAGAAGGTGGGGATGGAGAGAAAGAACCAAATTCGGAAAGGACAATGCAAGACTTGTCAGACCAAATTTCTAACAGCCCTTTAATTGATAAGAGCCGTACAGACAAATAAATATCATGATATCAAGCCATTGGGTTTTCCCAGTGGCTTTTTATATGCCTTACGTCAGAGAAGACGTTAATCGCAAGAACTTAGAGAAAAAGTATAAAGAGCAAGATTAAGAAAGAATGAGGTAAAAATCATGGCAGATGTAACCACACAGACAACAGAAACACAAAAAACAGAAGTTAGTGGACAACAGATTGAAAGCAAACAGCCTACTGTTGAAGAACTCATGGCGCAACTTGCTACAGAAAGAGCTGAAAAAGAGAAGTATAAAAACAGATCTGATAAAGCTAGTTCGGAAGCAGCAGAGTACAAGAAACAACTTCGATCGAAGCAGACTGCGGAAGAGCAGGAAGCAGAAGCAAAAGCAGAAGCACAAAGAATTGCGGACGAAGAAAGAGAGTCCATGCGAAAAGAACTTAACCACATTAAGGCAGTAGCTGCCTACAAGGGAGTTTCTGAAAAATCTGTTGAAAAGTTGATTGATGCGGTTTCGGAATCTGACCATACCGCCATTGCAACTATTATTGAAAACGAAAAAAAAGCGGCAGTAGCAGAAGCACAGGCTGAATGGATGCGCACAAGACCAAGAGTGAATATCGGTGGCGGCGAATACTCTGGTATGACCAAAGATCAGATTATGGCAATTCCGGACAGAAATGAGCGCAGACGTGCTATTGCAATGAATCAAGATTTATTTTAGGAGGTATAAACTATGGCAGCAGAAAACAATCTGATTAAGAAAGATGACCTTGCAAGAGCAAGAGAAATTGAATTCGTAACCCTTTTTGGGTATTCCATTAAAAAGTTGGTAGAAGCCCTTGGAGTAACCAGAAAAATCCCTAAGGCAGCAGGAACCATGTTGAAGTCCTACAAGGCAGTAGGAACTCTTCAAGATGGACTGGTTGCAGAAGGAGATACCATTCCTCTTTCTAAATACAAAACTGTACCCGTCAACTATGAAGAGATTACTTTGAAGAAGTGGAGAAAAGCCACTTCCGCAGAAGCCATCATCGAAAAGGGGTACGATCAAGCGGTTGTAATGACTGGCGACGAAATGCTGAAAGATGTGCAGAAGGGAATCCGTAAGAACTTCTTTGATTTTCTTTCTACTGGCACAGGCTCTGCTTCTGGAAAGACTTTCCAAGCTGCACTTGCACAGGCATGGGGACAGTTACAGGTGCTGTTTGAAGATGATGAAATTCAAGCAGTATACTTCATGAATCCGCTGGATGTGGCAGATTATCTGGCAACCGCACAAATCTCTTTACAAAATGCTTTTGGCATGACCTATGTAGAGAACTTCCTTGGACTTGGCACTGTTATCTTTAACAGTTCTGTACCAAAGGGAAGCATCTATGCAACCGCAAAAGATAATATTGTTCTGTACTACATTCCTGTAAACGGTGCGGATCTGGATGAAGCGTTCACTTTTACTTCTGATGCAACCGGATATATTGGAATCCATGAAACGCCGGATTATGACAACATGACCTGTAAGGACACTGTTATTTCTGGCATTGTTCTTTTCGCAGAAAGAATTGACGGCATTGTAGTGTCCACAATTACAGGAGATAACACTCTTGGTACACTGACTGTTACCAGTATTGCAAGCGCCACAGATAATGGTAAAACAAAGATTACTGTAAGCCCTAGCAAAGGCGCAGGTAACTCTTATAAGTACAAGATTGGAGAATCCGCTCAAACTGTAACTTATGGAAAATCTGTACAGACGTGGGCTGCATGGGACGGTAGCGAAGAGATTACCGCAGAAACTGGAAAGATTATCACCGTAGTAGAATGCGATGGATCTTACAAGGCAGTTAAGGCTGGCAGCAAGGCAGTAGTAGCAAAGGATGAATAAGAGGTAGCACATGGCAGAATATACGACTTTGGAGCAAGTAAAAATCCGTCTGAAACAATTTCATATTGATTCTGAAAGCTCCGAGGTCGTGTTTGATGAACTTGAAGATAATCCTCTGATTGAGCAACTTATCAGTCAAGCGAAAGCTGACATTGTGGCAAAGAGAATGTACCCGGACAGCTACACGGATGAAAAGATTGAAGAGGATTTGAAGCGGTTTGAGAACGTGATTGTGAACGTGGTTGTGTATGACCATTCACAGGCTGGAGAAAACTTCATGGCAAATTACTCTGAAAACGGTGTGTCGAGAACATGGAGAGACCGTGACAGTCTGTTCGTAGGTGTGTTCCCATTTGCCAAAGTGCTGTAAAAGAAGATTGTGCGTGACCATTTTGTTGACACTAACAAAATCGTTGCAGGCGGCACACTTTAAGGGTGGTGGGCGGTGTGCCAACAATAAGTAACAGGAGATATGAAATGAAAGATTTTTTATTACAGACATACACTGTTGCATTGCCTATTTTATTAGGATATATTGTCTGGCTCCTTAAACAACAAAAGAATGACAGGGATGCAAACAGTAAGGGAACAATGCTTCTTTTGCGTGTTCAACTTATTGAGTATCACGATAAGTACATGAAGTTGGGAGAAATTCCAAGTTATGCGTATGAGAATTTTGTAGAGATGTACAATGCGTATCATGCGTTAGGCGGAAATGGAATGGCTACCAAAATGTACGAGGAAATCAAAGAAATCAGATTGAAGAATGGAGGTAAAGAATAATGGATTTTTCACAAGTAGGAACTTGCGTAGCAATCGTGGTTATCTGCTATCTTGCCGGTATTGGAGCGAAGCTTATTCCGGTTATTAAGGATAATTACATTCCGGTTGTTGTCGGCATTGTCGGTGGCATTCTCGGAGTAGTAGGAATGTATGTGATTCCCGACTTTCCGGCAAATGATGTGCTGAATGCGATTGCGGTCGGAATTGTTTCCGGTTTGGCAAGCACTGGTGTAAATCAGATTTACAAGCAGGTGAAGAAAGATGCTTGAAGCAAATAAGCAAAAAATGAAGTATTCCAAACAGGGTGAGAAAGTCACAATCTACGACCGTGACGAAAATGGAAACATTAAGTATATCGAGTTTGACGGTGAAAAGATTCCGGTAGTTTTGAGAGAAGCTATCGGATTTTCTGACCCTGTTCTTTTTTCTGCCAATATCAGCAACAAACTGTCGGAAGTACTGGTAAAGGAATTTGGTATTGATGATTCCAGTTCCTATTGTCAGATTGTGACCGATAAGGGATATTTGCCGATTAAGGCAGGAGATATTGTTTGGAAGAAATCCGATGTGGGGCGAGATAGTGATGGACTGGTTGATGATAAGACAGCGGACTATGTTGTAAAAGGTGTAGCTGATGAAGGACTTACCGTTGACTTGTTTTTGCTTCAAAAGACGGTAAAGTAATATGGGAAAACCGATTGAACTAAATCTATTCAGTGACAAGTCCATACAGAACGCTATTAAGGCTCTTAGAGACTACGAAAACAGCTTGACCTATAAATGTAGGCTACTGGCTGAAAGGTTGGCAGAAAACGGTGTAGAGATTGCTAGAGTACAGATTGCAGACCTTGACGCTATCTTTACTAGCGAACTGATACAGAGTATCCACTCTGAATATGTTGGTTCGGTAAAAGGCGGTGGAATATGGGCGGTTGTTGCCGGAACAGACCATGCGGCATTTGTTGAGTTTGGTACTGGAATTGTCGGACAACAATCACCGTACAAAGGAAAGTTACCCGAAGGTGTCACATGGCAATATGCAAGCGGAAAAACCATACGGCAACTTGCAGACGGTAGATACGGTTGGTTTTATCCGGCTGATGATGGTAAGTGGTACTTCACCGAAGGAATGCCTTCAAGACCATTTATGTACCTGACTGCAATAGAACTTCGTAAAATTGTATTACAGACAGCAAAGGTGGTGTTTGGAAATGGCGGTTAATGAATATCAATGGGTATCAGATTTCAAAGTCAAGATTGCATCATACTTGAAAATGAAAATACCGCAGAGCCATCCTAAAGCGTATGTAACGGACAAAAGCAAGGATTTGTCAAAACCCACATTTCCTACAGTTTACTTTCATGCTATGCCGTTCACAGAGACAGGACAAGACCTTGAAAGACGGTCTATCAATGGAATCACAGCATCGTACCAGGTGGATGTGATAACCAACAAAAGCCAGGAAGAAGCTGAAGCTATCATGGCTACGGTTGCAGGACTTTTCAAACGTTTGCGATTTCAGATAACTTCCATGCCGGAGTTTAGCAATACTTCGCAGAAAACATACAGAAGCACAGCACGGTTCAGAAGAATTGTTGGTGCTGACGATACATTGTAACTATTGACAGAGCCTACCGGCTCTATTTTTTTATGCAAATTTAAGGAGGTATAAATTATGGCAGCAGCCGGAATTTCTACTTTAGGTATTACTTTCGGATATGGTACAGAGACAACCGCCGGAACAAAACCTACAAGTTTTAAGCAACTTACAAGAATTAATGCCATTGGCGGCATCAACATTGAACCGGAACAGATTGATGCTTCTGCGTTAGAAGATGCAATCACCAGATATGTAAAAGGTCGTGCAGATACTGGCGGTTCTTTTGCAGTCACAGTCAACTTTACATCAGAGACTGTTGCTGAATGGACTGCACTTATCACAGCCTATAAAGCTCTTACTGGTGGAAATAGAATGTGGTTTGAAACCGTTATTCCCGGAGAAGATAAATCTTTCTTCGTTGTTGCACAGCCGCCCGAGCAGATTCCACAACCCGAAATCGGACAGAACGAACTTCTGACGATCGAAATGAATCTTACCATTGAGGAATACAAGGGATTGGATGCTACCGTTGCACTGACAACGGGGGAATAGCAAGTCAGTCAGAAACAAATAACACTTCCGTGGCTGACTTTGATGAAGCGGTAGATGAAACATTAATTTAGCAAAAAGAGAGCCGTCTTCGGGCGGCTCCTTTCCAACAAAATGTTGGGGAAAGGATAAAATATGCTGAAAGTAAAATTTGGAGAAAAGGAACTGAACATTAAATTTGGTTACGAAGCAACCGTAAAAAACAACATTATTAAGAAACTGGCAAACCTTGAAAAGCAGGAAGACGGCATTGAATCCGTGAATAACATTCTCATGTTACTGCCGGAACTGATTCTTGTAGGTTTACAGAAATACCACTCTGATGAATACGGTTTCGACCCTTACAACAAAGAGCAGAAAGAAGCAAAGTTAAGCGAGGTTTATTCCATGCTTGATGATTATTTCGATTCTGACGAATCTGACATTCAGAAATTATTTGCTGATGTGCAAGGAGAACTGCTTGAAAACGGTTTTTTAGCGAAGCTCCTGAAACAGGAGCAGGAGAAGAACTCCAAGAAAGCACCGGAGAAGTCAGAGAACTAACATGGGAAATATACTGTAAAGAAGTACGTCCTATGTGGCTTTTATGCACAAAAGGATACGGATTTACAGTAAAAGATATAGATTCTTCCTGCCCTGCGGATTTAGAGCCTTATGCAGAAGCGTACAAGCTAGAAATGAAGCAGAGAGACAGAGAAATGTGGATGTGGTGGGGAGAATATGGACTAGCAGCAACATCTGTTGCCGTAGACCATTGCCTAAACGGTCGAAAAGCACAATCGAAGTATATTGACAAGCCTATTATAGAACGTGCTGACATTGCTAATAATGAAAAAGAAATTCAGAAGCAAAGGAAAGCGTTCCTTGCAGGACTTATGGCAATGCAGGCTAATTTTGAATTATCACATCCCAAAAAGGAGAAACAAACATGAGTTTAACAGGAATTGATGTGTCCTCATACCAGGGGACGATTAACTGGTGGGCGGTAAAACAGAACGGTATTGATTTTGCTATTTTGAAAGTCATCCGTAAGGATTTGAACCCGGACAAGAAGTTTGAAGAGAACTGGAAAGGTTGTAAAGAGCACAATGTCCATGTGCACGGAGTATATGAATACGGATATATTACAACGGTTGCAAAATCACGATCTGATGCAAGAAGAGTGCTTACTATTCTTAATGGCAGAAAAGTGACAGTATATCTTGATGTTGAAGATGCCGTTATGAAAGGTATTGGCAAAAATATTATTTCTATTATCAATGCTTACGGAAAGGTAATCACCGATGCAGGATTGCCATTCGGTGTATACACTGGGGAAAGTTTTTACAAGACATACATTAAGCCTTATGGCGGTGTGAGTTATCCTATGTGGATCGCACGGTACGGCAAGAATAACGGCAAGTGTGATGTGAAGTATCAACCGCAAGTACCGAACATGGTAGGCTGGCAGTATACTTCTAAAGGGCGTGTAGGCGGTATTGTAGGCAATGTAGACATGAATGTATGGTACAAGGAGTTAAATGCCGTATATGAGGATTCTACAAGCCATAGCAACCCTTATACAGAGCCGGAAAGACTTCTTTATTACAAGCGTCTGGCAATGATGAAGGGAAACGATGTCAAGTGGGCGCAGTACGAACTTGTAAGGAAAGGCTTTATGCCGTCTGTAAATGCGAAAGGTAAGACGAACATTGACGGATATTTTGGAAAAACCACTTCTGATGCAGTAAAAGCATTCCAAAAGAGTGTTGGAATCACTGTAGATGGAAAAGTCGGTGCGGTTACAAGGGCATATCTCAAAAAGTAATTTTAGGAGCGGTAGGTGTCACAGCTTACCGCTCTTTTTCTTGGAAGTGGCAGACACTTCCTTTTTTATTTCGGTAAAGGCGGTGCAGTATGGCAGATATTGATAATCTTCAAATAAAAATCAGTGCGGATGCGAACAAAGCAACTAATGCGCTGAATAAACTTGCATCAAGTCTTACGAATTTTCAGAGAAGCTTGTCTATTGATACATCCAAACTGACAAGCATTTCTAATAGCATACAGAGTATCGCAAATGCCGCCAGTTCCATGAATACGAGCGGTATTAAGAATATCTCCACATTGACAAATTCCATTAACAGAATGGGGAAAATAGATACAAGCGGATTAAGCAGAATTTCATCTGCACTGAAGACTTTTTCTGCTGACATGGCAGGAACTAAAGTAGATGGAGTAGGGGATATTGCGAGCATAGCATCTTCGATTTCAAGACTTGGTGGTGTGGCATCAGGCAGAGCAGTCACAAACATTCCTTTACTGGCAAAGAATTTGAAGCAGTTATTTACAACTCTTTCAACCGCTCCAAATGTCAGTGAGAACATTATCCGCATGACAAATGCACTGGCAGGACTGGCATCTACTGGTGCGGCATCCGGGAGAGCAGCAAACTCTTTAGGCAGAAATCTGAACACTTATACGGCAAGTGCAAAAAGAGCCACGAAGAGCACATTCAGCCTTGCAGCGGCTTTCGGAAAATTCTACGCAACGTATTTCCTTGTTATCCGTGGAATTAAAAGCCTGTGGAAATCCATAGAGGGAACTACGGACTATATTGAAGCATTTAACTACTACACAGTTGCTTTCAATAAAGTCGGCAAGGAATGGGGCAAAGACTTTGAAAAATTCGGTTACGACAATGCAGAGGATTATGCGCAGAGTTTCGGAAATCGTGTAAATGAACTGCTTGGTAAAATGTCCGGTCTGAAAGTAGATGTAGATGGTGGATTGATTTCTGAAAGCGGAATGAAAAACCTGGGATTAAATTTACAGGAGATTACCCAGTATGCTTCACAGCTTGCATCTATCACCAACTCTTTAGGGCAGACCGGAGAAGTCACTACGGCAATTTCAAAGTCTATGACAATGCTTGCCGGAGATATTTCTTCTCTGTTCAACGTAGATTTTAGCACGGTTGCAACTAACTTGCAGTCGGGCTTAATCGGTCAGTCAAGAGCATTGTATAAGTATGGTATTGATATAACAAATGCCACTTTACAGACTTATGCTTACAAATACGGAATTGAAAAAGCTGTCTCCGAAATGTCACAGGCAGAGAAACAGCAGTTGCGCTTGCTGGCAATCTTAGATCAGTCCAAAGTGTCATGGGGAGATTTGGCTAACACAATCAATTCACCCAGCAACATGATTCGCCAGTTCACAAACAACGTGAAAGAAGCTGGCATGGTTCTAGGTCAGTTATTTATTCCAGTATTGCAGAAAGTACTTCCTGTTATCAACGGTGTCGTAATTGCGATTAAGAGACTGCTTGTCAGTGTGGCAAATTTACTGGGAATCAAGATTGACTTTTCGTCATTCGGTCAAGGTGTATCCGGGTACAATGAGGATTTGGAAGATACGGCAGATGCACTGGATAAAGTGGGAACAAGCGCAAAAAATGCTCAAAGCGGAATCAGAGCATTTGATAAATTGAAAGTTATTTCCACACCAAAATCCAGTGGTTCCGGAAGTGGTGCTGGTGGAGCAGGAATTGACCTTACCAAAGAAATCATGGATGCTACTGCCGAGTACGAGAAAGTATGGCAAGAAGCATTTGATAAGATGCAGAACACGGCTATGGGTTGGGCTGATAAGATAGAAAAACTTCTTGAACCTGTGAAAAAGTTGTTCAAGGATTTGTTCAATGGTGATTTTTTTGAAGCAGGACAAGATTTGTCCGGCATTGTAACAGGGATATTTAACTGGATGTCCGATGCTATTGCATCTGTAGACTGGTACCAAATAGGTCAAAACATAGGACAGTTCCTTGCCGGTATTGATTGGACTTCCGTATTTACATCTGTCGGAAATTTTATAGGACAAGCAATTACAGCGGCAATCGACCTGTGGAAAGGAAGTTTTGATGCAGCACCGATTGAAACCACGATTCTGACAGCAATAGGTCTTTTGAAATTTACTGGCTTGGGAGATATACTGTGGAAAGCAATCAAAGATTCCATTGTCTTGTCAATGGGTGGTAAGGCAGGAGCAGGAATCGGAGAAACAATTCTCGGAAATCTATTAGGAACTGGAGCAGCGGCAGGAGCAGAGGGAGCGGCAGCAGGAGCAACCGGATTGTTTGGTGGTATAAGTGCAGGGGCAGTAGCGGCAACAGCGGCTATCACAGCAGTTGTAGCAGGACTTGCTCTTGTATATGCAACAAATGAGGATGTTAGAAAGAGTTTCAAGGAATCAATTTCAGCCATTGCGGATAATCTCACTCCTGCAATGGAGTTTTTGACAACAACGGTTATACCAGATTTACAGAATGCATGGACAGGCCTTGTGGATGTCCTAACTCCGATAGGAGAATTTTTGAAGACTGCATTCACAAGTATATGGCAGGATATGCTAAATCCAGCACTGAAATATGTCGGTGAAGAAGTGCTTCCGAAATTGCAAAGTGCTTTTGAAAATCTTTGGAATGGAGTGCTTGTTCCGCTTGGAACATTCCTTGGAAATGTTTTGAATCCTGTGATTCAGATTGTTGCGGACATACTTACAGTGCTTTGGCAAAACGTAGTAGTGCCTTTAGCAGATGCATTAGGAAGTATTTTGGGAGCGGCTTTTGATGCGATAGTCGATAAAATGAATTTTGTGGTAGAACAAGTGAAACCAGTAATAGAAGTATTCACCTTCTTATGGGATAATGTTTTATCTCCCATAGTCACTCATTTGTGGGAAGATTTAAAGCCTGCTTTTGAAACTGTATTTAATGCAATAGGAAATATTATCAAAAATCTTGGAACAGCATTAAAAGGATTAATAAATTTTGTTTCTGGTGTGTTCACTGGAAACTGGAGAAAAGCATGGGACGGAATAAAAGATATTTTCAAAGGAGTGTTTAATGGACTTGTATCCATAGCAGAAGGATGCGTAAATCTGATTATTGATGGAATAAATGCTTTTATTGATGGTTTTGGCTTGGTTAGCGGTATATCGGAAGCTATAGGAATAAGCTTCAAGCCAGTACAAATACCTAAAATAAGTATTCCTAGATTTGAAACTGGCGGTTACGTTCCAAGCCGATACACGATGTTCATGGCAGGAGAGAACGGCGTACCGGAGATTGCCGGGACAGTAGGCGGCAAGACAGCGGTTGCCGGTGGAGTTGAAATCACTGGAATCAAAGATGCTATTAATTCCACGGCACAACAGGAAATTGCACTTCTGAAACAGAATAATCAGCTACTGCAAGGAATCCTTGAGAAAGAGTTTGGAATAACAACAGATCAAATTGGAATTGCCGCAAGACAATACGGTCAAGAGCAATTTAACCAAAAACACAAGAATGTATATGTATTTTAACACAGACAGCACTCTGAATGGGTGTTGTCTATTTTTATGCAATAAGGCGGTGAGCGTATGTCAGCATATCAAGGATGGCTTTTAAAAATTGGAGATTACGTTATTGACCAGTCAAGATTTATAGCCGCTGAAAGTTATCAGCCAGCTGTAAATATGCAAGATGTAGACCCGTGGACTGATGCAAATGGATACGGACATAGAAATGCTGTGGAGCTAAAAGCATTAAGTGTTGATTTTTCAACGCCTGCGATGCTGACGGATGACGATTTGCAAGAGTTACTGTCCGGGATACGAAGAAACTTTATTGATGCAACGGAACAGGGATGTAATATCACGGCATACATTCCATTTTTAGGTCAATATGTCACACAATATGGATATATGGCTGATATAAAGCCTACAATCTACGGAACTTATGACGGAGAGATTAAATACAATCAGATAGAGTTTTCATTTGTCGGAGGTGTAGCGAATGAGTAACTATACCTATGCGGATTTGTTTAATAAAAGCGCATCCAAAAAGGAAATCACGATTGAAACAGATGATAAGTCTGTAAAAATCACCAACAGCGAAATACATTTTGAACAGTTTGAATTAAAAGAAATCCTATGTGATGATGATTACCTTACATTTGGACAGTGCAATGCATCACAGTTAAAATTCAAAATTTCCAACGTGTTCACAAGCATGATTGGGAAACAGATAAATGTTTCTGCTGTGATTAATGGACATGCTGACGCACCTTTTATTTTTGGAAAATACCGTGTCATTTCCGATAAACCAACAGATGATAAGCGTTACCGAAATGTGACCGCTTATGACGCAATATACGACATTGGAGAAGCGGAAGTATCTTCCTGGTATAACGGATTAAAGTTTCCTCTGACCTTAAAGCAGTTCAGAGACAGTTTTTTTTCACATTTTGGCGTTGAGCAAGTAGCAACCACATTACCTAATGACAGCATGGAAGTGGAAGAAACAATCAAACCAAGCGAACTTTCTGGCCAGACGGTCATGGAAGCAATCTGCTCAATAAACGGATGTTTTGGCCACATTAACCATGATGGAAAATTTGAATATGTTTTCCTTAAAGAAATAATATCCGGATTATATCCACAGAAAGGATTATATCCACAGAAAGGATTATACCCTAGAAAAGGTTCTGAAAAAGAAAAGGTTACTGGTGGAAAATACAAAACTGTTAAATATGAAGATTTTGTTTGCCAAAAAGTTACAAAAGTGCAGATAAGACAATCAGAAAATGATATTGGTGCAGTTTACCCAGATACAGAGATTACCGAGAACGACAACAGTTATATTTTGCAAGATAATTTCCTTGTTTATGGAATGGGTGCAGATGCCCTAGAAACGGTTGCAAGAAATCTGTATGAGGTTATTAAAGTTGTAAAATATAGACCTTATAACTGTGAAAAAATAGGAAATCCTTGTTTGAGCCTTGGAGAAGCAGTCAATGTATATACGGCTAAAGAAATCATAGAAAGCTATGTGTTGAGCAGAACATACAAAGGAATCCAACAACCGACAGACACCATATCAGCAAGCGGAAAATCTCCAAAGTACAGTGAACAGGTAAATGGAATTAACAAAAGTATAATTCAACTCCGTGGAAAAACAAATGAGTTAGAACGTACTGTTGAGGAAACACGATCTGAGATCAAGGATGTAGAGAGCGGATTGGATACGAAAATTACGCAAAATGCAGGAAAAATTGAAGCAGAAGCGAAAAGGGCAACAGATACAGAAGTAGAATTGGCAGCGGCAATATCTTTGCAGGCAGACCAAATCAAATTAAAAGTATCAAAAGGTGATGTCAGTTCTCAGTTAAGTGTTGAAAGTGGACAGGTAAGTATTTCTGGAAACCGTTTTGTATTGGAAGCAGATAACTGTAGCATATCAGCAGATGGAACTATAACAGCTAAAAACGCAGTAATGACTGGTAGTTTTAAGTCTATAGGGGAAGACGGAAGTTACACAGAAGTATCATCAGGTGAAATTAAATTTTATAACGAACTATTGCAAAGCACAGGATCTATAAAAGGATTGGGACAATATCTTACTATTGATGCTTCAATGGTAAGTGTAAGCGGAATTTTAGTGGTAGGAAATGGAGCAACATATGATTCACAATATGTAAAAAACATATCAACAACTTCTCAAATATTGGGCAGTAAGACAGTACTGACAAGTGCCACATTAAGTGTCACAAAAAATTATATAAATGGAACCGTATCAGATGTATCTTTGGTAACACAAACAGCCAATGTTGCTGATTATCCTGGATATAATGTTAATTTTATTACAGGAGTTTCATCACTTGGAGGTTTGCTCACTGCAACATCTGGAATTGTCACACTTATGACGTAGGAGATTTATTATGGTAAAAAAAATATTTATTCTTCAAACGATTATTGGAAAAACAATGAAAGAAGTAATGGAAGAAAGGCAAGAAATTCAGCAATATATAGCTTTTACCATTGGAATTTCCACGTTTACGGAAATCAATGCCACATTGTTTAGCACGGAAGATGGCGATGGTTTTGAAGAGTTTATGAAGCAACTGATTGACATGTCGGATACAGTGGTTGCACAGAGCGGATATGAGGTATCTGAACTGTGCAAAAATCTGTATGCATATGCAGAAGAGCAAGGAAAAGAAATCTATGTAAGGGAGAATTGATATGGCAGCAAACTTTGAGATTAAGAAATTAAAAAGCAACCTTGTGACAGTATTAAATCAAACACCGTTGCCTATCGAGGTGAAAAGGCTTGTACTGTATGAAGTGTATTCGGAGACTAAACAGTTATCAGATATGCAGATTATGAAAGAGGAAAGCGAGGTATCTGCAGATGGTGTTGAATAAGGTTTATACCAGAATTAACTGGGAAGATTACCCCAGTGAAAACACGGATTTAGATGCATACAATCTTAATCAGATGGATTCTGCTATTGATGCGTTGGACAACCGTATCATATTACAGGATGCCTTAAAAGTAGACAAGTCTGCAATAAACGGAAACATTTCTGATTGGACTATGGATAAAACAACCGGTGTTATTACTATTACAAAATACAACGGTGAAAAGATTATTTTTGACCTTAATATTGAAAAAATACCTGTTGGATTTTCCATGTCTGATGACGGAATCATTACCATGACTACAGAAGATGGAACACAGTTTACGGCTGATATTGGTTCTATGATTCCGGTGTTGACATTTGAAGATTCTGCAACCATAGCTGTATCCGTGAATGGTACTGGAAAGAATAAGACTTATTCTTTTTCAATCAAAACAGGATCAGTAACAGATGCTATGCTACAGCCTAATTATTTAGCAGATATTAGAGTAGAATCCGCAAATGCATCTGCTTATGCGCAATCCGCAAATGCAAAATCTGTATTGGCTGAATCTTATGCCATAGGTGGAACCGGAACAAGAGAAGGAGAAGATACCGATAACGCAAAGTATTATATGGAACAGGCAAAACAGCAAACAGGAGGCATACCTACAAAAGTCAGCGAATTAGAAAATGATGCTGGATACATCACCAAAGATGTTGACAATTTAACTAATTACTATGACAAGATTACTACCGACCAAAAATTAGCCAACATTGACTTGACTGATTATCTCAAAAAGACAGGTGATGCTTCCAACACAACCGTAACATTTACCGATCCAACCGAACTTGCACAGCCGACCACAGGTGAGAAACTCAGCGGAATTATCGGCAAGGTTAGCCTTGCGATAAAGAACATCAAAACATTAATTTCTCTAATAGGAAATACTGATATTTCATCAATCGGAAACGGCACTGTCACGGGGGCAATTAGTGATGTAACTGGCAAGTTAAATGAGTATATGATTAGTACAAAAACAACTGTTCAAAATGCTACTGGTAGCATGTTCTCTTATAAAGTTACAAATTATTTAGTTTGTTGTACGATGGAAATTACTCCAACAGACCTTACTCATAATACATTATTAGCATGGGGATTGTATGCTCCAGATAGAATATTATATCTATCGTTACCAACTATAACTGGAGGTAATATTCCATGTATATTAACTACTAACGGTGAGTTAAGAGTCTATTATCCAAAAGAAGATATTGCATTAGATAGGATAGACTTTACATTTATGTACCCTTACCGTAGATCATGAAATTACATACGACAGTTCTCCGAAAATAAGATAGTCGTCTCTATTATTTAATTCGTGTATGGTAGTAGAATTTGGAACGTATTCTGCCACAGATAAATCACCTACTGTGGTTACTGCAACCAATCCAAAATGCGCAAATGTGCCACCGCCAGATAATATTAACGTAGTATTTCGGGCTATTATAACAGGATAAAGATTAGCGGGAATAGATGCGTTATACCAATCGGAACATTTGCAATAACTAAATTGGATAATCACTGTTTTTCCATTTCTTCTAAGTGTGCACGTGCGCCCACCAGCTAGTTGTATTACTTCAACTTCTAACTTGCCATTTACAGAAGTAGTGATATCCAATGGGCGGAGATTAGAAGCAAAAATAAATCATCAAAAAGAGCATGGTGTAAAAGCCATGCTCTTAATCTCTTCATCTGATTCCCCAGTCACCGTCATTATTTACGAAACCAACCACATATCCTATCATGTCATCAATTATGTGCTCCGGAAGTATACTGTTCGGAGACATGAGCGAAACATATCTCCATTTTCTAACGCCATATTCTATTATATGGGTTTTTACGGCAATTTGTATCCCACCATTACTGGTCACAATACATCGTTCACCGTCTTGCGGTTCACGATCTGCGGAAAGGATAATAATTTCCCCAGGCAGATAAAACGGCATATAGTAGTCGCACGGAATTTTCATACCGATATAAGCCTTGGATTTTATATCTTCCGGCAAATTGTCTATGCACATGGGTTCCACAGAGTTTGTGGTTGCGATAATTCCATTCATAAGTTGTGGATTAAGGACAGAAATATACTTGTGCGATTTTTCAATACTGGAATAGATTTTATCTTGGTGACGTATGAAGTAACGGATAAGGTACAGAGAGTGTTCCGGCAGACTGCGGCATATCTTGACAGATTCTAACATCTTATCTTCCATAGTACCACAGCCTACCATTTCATCTACGCTGATTCCAAAGGCTCTAGCAAGCGCAACAGCGGTCGATAGCTTTGTGTCGTTAGAATTACCGTATAGTAGTGAATTAAGCGTAGAATAAGGCAAATTAGCTTCATCTGCAAGCTTGTAAACCGTCATGTCCGGCTCATTAAGAAATTCGTGGAGATTACCACGAAAACTTAACATATAATTAGTACGGTTGACTGATAGATGTGTCGATATTTCTTTGATTCGGTCTTTTTTCATCATGTTTTTTATCCCCCTTTCACATGATACACTTGTAACATCCCTTGAAACAAGGGACTTCAAGTTCTGGCGAGGGCGGTGTTTATTGGCGTTTTCACCGTCCTCTTTTGTTGATATTTTACAACAATAAAAAACGTGCGTCAAATATATTGATTGTTAAGAACATATGTTCTATAATGTGATGTATCGCTACTTTAGATTCTGCGGAGAATTAAAGGGGAGAGGGGTGTGGTTACGATGGAAGAAAATTTTAAAACTAATGGAAAGAGAATGTCTAAAGAAGAGTACAAGAAAGAAATTATTGATATGATAAATTCTATTGAAGAATCTTATAAATTAAGATGGTTTTATCTTCTTATGAAAGAAAAAACAAGGGATGAATAATCACCCCTTGCGGTTATTGTATAAAGCTTCTGCCTGGACGATTAGCATATCAAGAGTTTCCGGTGGAAGCTTTTCTGCAAAACTTAGTAATCTTAAAATGCGTGGATTCTTTGATGCCCTAATCAATAAATGATCGGTAGATATCATATAACTTTTATCTATTCCATATTTCCTAACAATTTTGTCTATAAGTTCTTCTGTGATATTACTGTCTGCATTTAATAAGCTTACTTCTTCTTTGCAAAATTCTTCATAATCTAAATTTGATATGTCATAACAGCTGCTTATTATTTCTAACGAAAATGAAGATTGCAAATAATTTTCGTATGCTTCCATTTTCCGGTCAATATCACTAGCAGAAGAATTAAGAATATCTATGTTTTTGTTTCTTTTTTCTTCTGACTCTGTGTAGCCAGTAAAAAATGGATATATTTCTTTTATTTTTATAAATTTTTCATGTATTTCTTTATGGTGCTCTCTGTCAAAGGTATCGAGAAAATCTACATTATATCCACAAATAGGGCAGCGTGTTGTTTTGGCATCACCTTTTAAATAATCTAAACTAACACCAAGCACATCAGCTATAGACTTCATTTTATTTTCTTTCATAACAGAAACACCATTTTTCCAGTTAGAAATCGGAGCAGTACCACCTTTAATTTTTGCTAATTTAGATACTCTGTAGTCTGTAAACCCACAAATATCCCTTATTTTAGCATATCTTTCGTATCCATTTCCGTCCATAGTTATTCTCCTTAAAAAATAAATTAGAAAAATAAGCTATCTCATATTGACACGCTTAAAAAACTATGCTAAAGTACATACATAGCTTAGAAACATAAGCTAATCAAAAAGGTAGTAGATTATTTTTCTATATTAACTTAGGCGACGCTATGATTATATTAGAAAACTAAGCTACTGTCAATATGTTTTTGAAGAAAGGAGAGAGAAAATGTACGAAAAGTACGCAAAACGCAGAGATGAATTAGGATTGACTGATTACAAAGTTGCACAAATGAGCGGCGTACTTACATCTACTCTTAGTGAATGGAAAAAACATTATGAGACAGATGGAGAATCAGGTTATCAACCTAAGTTGGAAAAAATCTCTGCAATAGCATCTGCATTAGGCATGAGTGTAACTGATTTTATCAATTAGAAAGGAGAAACATGGAAGAATTACAGATATTTAACAATGAAGAGTTCGGAGAGATTCGGACGGTGACAAAAAATAATAAGACGTATTTTGCTGGAAGTGACGTTGCAAGTGCACTGGGATATGCAATACCGCATAAGGCTGTACAGACACATTGCAAGGGGGTTCTAAAATGGAACATCCCCACTAAAAGTGGCAATCAAGATGTCCTCTTTATACCGGAGGGTGATGTATACCGGCTCATTATGAGATCAAAATTGCCTGCGGCGGAGAAGTTTGAATCCTGGGTCATGGACGAGGTGATCCCTTCCATCAGGAAGAATGGTGGGTACATAGCAAACCAAGAGAATATGACCCCAGAGCAGATTGTAGCGAATGCACTTATCGTAGCACAGAACATTATTTCACAGAAAGATAAGCAAATCGAAGAAATGCGACCGAAAGCAGATTTCTTTGATGCAGTTGCAGACAGCAAGACTGCAATTTCCATGAATGAGGTTTCGAAGGTACTGGGAATCAAAGGATTAGGACGTAACAACCTATTTGAATTTCTTCGTGATAATGCAATCCTGGATAGATGGAATGTACCATATCAGAAATACATTGATTGCGGATGGTTTCGTGTAATAGAGCAGAAATACACCAAGAACGGAGAAGAACACATATCTATAAAAACACTTGTATATCAAAAAGGTGTTGATGCAATCAGAAGAAAAATAGAAGCGCAGAGAAGTGCTTAGATGAAAGGAGATATTTCAGTGAATAAAGAAGTAAGAAGGGCACATTACGATAGAGGATTGAAATATGGGAACAAAGTCTTGCACGGCAGTGATTTAAGGGATTTGGTAGGGCTTACTGTTTCGGATGTGAATTCCAACGCTGACGATGCAGAAGTCGTTGTATGGTTTGAAAGCAATGAACGAAATGTTGCTGTTTACTTAAGGGATGATTGTTTAGATGGACAACACATTGCAATCATTGACCATGCAAATGAAGAGGAAGAATCAAAGCTTCTTCTCAGACCAGTTACGGAAAATGACATAAAAGAATTTTCTTCAATGGTTTTGTATTACACAGATGATGTTTTTGGAGAAAATGATGAAAAAACAGGAGCACACTATGTATACTGTAATGATTTGGAATTAGAAGAATCAGAATTTTTCAAAGTAAAAAGTCTGTATGTCTTCCAAGATGGAAGAATTTTAACAGAAAGGTAAGCAGTGATATGAGAACAACAATAAAGCTGTTTCTTCCTATTATAATAGCACTCTCCATCACATTTACATCCACGGCACAGACAACCGGCAGTTTTATCTCCGAGGAAGCACAGGAATCGTGTGTAAAGTACGGTGAGGAATATGGCATCTGCCCGGAACTGCTTATGGCAATGATCGAGAAAGAATCTTCCGGCAGACCGGATGTGGAAAGTGGCGGTTGCAAAGGTCTGATGCAGATTTCAGGCAGATGGCATAAAGACCGCATGGAACGTTTGGGAGTGACGGACATTTACTCCGTGGACGGAAATATCCATGTTGGAGCCGACTACTTGTCGGAATTGTTTGAAAAGTACTGTGATGTAGGAATTGCCCTCATGGTTTACCACGGTGAGAAGAACGCAGATACAAAGACAGAATTAAGTGATTACGCTGACTGGATTCTAACAAGGAGCGCAGAACTGGAAAGGATGAATGGAAAATGACGAACAGAGAGAAGTATGCAGAACAAATTCTTGATATGGCTGTTAATACCATTTCAATAGCTGTTGATAAAGAAGGAAAACCGTGCGATTGCAATGCAATACGCTGCTCAGATTGCACGTTTATCGGTGGAA